AGGCTGGGCTGACGTAGACTCGTTCGCTGTAGTGTGGCAGGTACAGGATACCTTTTAAGTTATAGGCAATGCAGATATCCGTTTCCATCATTGCCCCATGAGGCAAGCCAGCTTCAGGATCTGGAGTGCGTACTCTTTTCTTGGTAGCCATCAGAATGGAATATCGTCATCTACATGAGAGGCATTGCCATTAGTCCTACCTTCACTTCTAGGACGAGCATTGCTCTTACTTTCGTACTGACCATCCTTCTCAGATACTGCCAGACTAAAGTATTTAGTACCTGCTTTAGATTCCTTCAGCCAAGCAGATAAGCGCATTTCAGTACCAGCAATATTAATAGTGCCAGTGTAATCAGGACTCTTCTCACTCTTCTTTTCTTTCGCTTTGAAAAGTGTGCCACGATTGGTATTGTCATAATCCACAGTTTATCTCCCTCCTTAAACAGCCATCAGTATCTCAAATTCTACAAACAAGCATATGCATTTTAACTATCAGTATTTAGCAATCAATAGCAATTACCAATATTGTTTTTTTCCTCAATTGAAGTAAGATTCGTGAATGGAGCCATAACCCAGCTCTCCCATCGGTAGTGAGTGACCAAGGGAATAAACGTAGCGAATGGTCAGGTCTTTCTTCTGTTAGCCCCTCGGATGAGGATAAGCAACCAGATCGGAGCCAGTTTGATCATCTTAGTTTGGCAGACTAAGTAGCTTAGATAAACAAGAACTCACTCTCTTTTTAGAGATCATCCCTTTTTCTTCGGGTGTGGTTCCGTTAGCCGCATCTTTACTCTGGATCAAACTTATCGCTGTGATACCTTTTATATAAAAGATATTCTTTAGCGTAGCCATCAAGTGATCTCAATAACCTCTCAAACATCATTCCACCAAAAAATATCGCTAAGTTGTACATCAATAAGCTAACCATACAACCTCCAAGGAAAAGTCAGGAAAAATTGTGTCAGTCCCCCCATCGATAGGTGGTGGGGTGGGGGGGGGATAATGCCACTTTGATAACACAGCGTTAATTAATTGATATTGTAACGTACCATAATGATAACGTATTATGCCTGTACAAACTCTAATCGAACAGTTCGTTTTTGTACAGACACACCCACTACCTAGGCTTTACGTAATGCCAGTGCTACTTGCTTGTAATAACCTAGCCCTGCTGGTGGCTGCTTACCTGTTTGCTTATGCCATGTGATTGATTCCACCAGCATTTGCTTGAACTGATCCATATCTACCTGATGTGTTGCTAATTCGGCAGCTATCGACTTATCTTGCTCGTTTGGCAAGCGCTCGACTCCGCAGATTGCTTGCGCTGTGCGAGAGAACTCTCGACTATAGTCTTCTCCCTTATACACCTTCCGCACTTCCTCAACCTCCTGCTGTTGTATTTTGCTCTGCTGCTTTGGTTTTGCCATTGGAATGTCCTTTAAGAATGCGCCTATCGGCTGTGGTTGATGTGATCTGAATGTCATGATTGGATCCTCTTGGTTGTACTGCTCTACCTCTAAATCGATACCGTTACCTGCTATTGAAACTGCATCCTGTGCGCTGATCTTGGGATCGTAGATAATCCTGTAAGTGATACCTTTGATGCCAACTTTGTAACCTGATACCTTCTCGATGTACCCACAGTCTCTGAGCTTGCCAAGCATTCTCTGGATAGCCTGTGGTGTTACTTTGAACTCCTCACCAATCCTTTTCTGAGTCACCCAAGTGATTCCAGCCCTGTTAGCAAACGATGACATCATGGCAAGTACAGTACGATTCCTGTCAGTGATACGCTTATCTGTCAGCGCTCGTAGTGGCATGATTGCGTACTGCGTCTTCCTTGGTGGAGTCTTCCTCTTCTTCAGAGTTGGAGCTGGTGGTATCTTGAACTGCGTCATTGGCAATTGTTTAACTGTGTCTGCAAGTGCTTGATGTCTTCCAGCATTCTGATGCATTCCATTTTCCACTCATCAGCCATTGATACTGGCTCTTTTAGCCTAGTTACAAGCATTGTCAGCGTCTCTGTACACAGGTTGCCATGCGTCATGTACTCAGCGTATAGCTTCCAAAGTAAGTCTCTATCTGTCATAACTTCTCTCCGTTTTGTACTGCAATCCTGTTTAACTTATCTAAAGCAGATTGCCTGTCCATAATTGCTTGTTGCATCTCGGATAACTCAGCTATCGCATCCTGCAATACATCCACTTTCTCCATGTAACTCCAGTTTGGAAACGACTGGTTATACTTAATCTGAGTCACATCCGTATATGGATTCCAGTACACAGTAAACGCTCTCATTTCTTCTCCCTATATCTTTTAACCATCTCATCCCTCATGGCTTTCCTTGTTGGATAGCCACGCTCCTTCTCAACCATGTCTAAGTACATAAGCTTAGTAACTTTAGGCTTTCTAGCCTTGTCAGGGAACCGCATCACAGTCCTTAACTCGCACTCAGCTCTCCATTCCTCAGAATATGTGCAGACTTCCCTGCCATTTAATGTGACCACACCCATTGCCTGATGCGCTCTCCCACACAATGGACATGGACTAGGCTGTGCCTGATTCATACTCATACCCTTCACAATATCCAAACGACTCACAATCCCACAGCTTGCACCACAGTCCTTCAGCGTGTGCTACCGAGTGTTGGCAAGTCTGGCAACCCTTCGTGTATTGCACTCCTTGCAGTTCCACCTCCGATTTAACCCTCTGTTGAACAGGATCCATTCTCCTCCCTCCGGCTTTTTCCTTTGTCTACAGCTGCTACACAGCCTGTCTTCAATGAAACCTTCTACTTTTTTACCAGCTGCCATACATTCACACCTCTCCCATTACCGCTAGTCCTAGATTGCTTAGTCGATACCAGCTGACCTCTATTCTCCATCTTTTTACACAGCCTAAACAGAGACTCCATGCTAATCTGCTCACGCAAAAGCAATATTTCCTCATGTAACTCTGGTGTAGACAGACTGCCAGACTCACGCAGTACATGAGCAATAATCAGATCAAAGTTGGATGTCCTAGGCTTTCCTACCTTGGTTGGTGTATCGCCACCTATGCCAATGTTGATGACCATCTTGCCAGCGATCCTGATGATCGGTGGATTAACACCCATCAACTGGTCAACCTGATACTTCCAAGTTACTCCAGTGCATCTCTCATTAGAGGGATAAAATCGTCCAGTCTCAGGCATACCCTCCAAGGCTGCCCGTTCCTCCTGTATGCCAACACTGGTATTTCTCCAGACTTGCTGCATGATTCCACTTGCTCTGACCATTTGTCCACCTGTAACCTTTCTTGTCGTTTAACTTCAATGCGGAACTTCTGAATAGTTATATCGTCAGCCCCATCCCTCGCCTGTCCTAGATTTCTTTTAACTTCAAACCCTAGGTGGTCTTTCAAGATACCTGCCAGCTCACGTTCACCAGCTGCACCCTTGTTACGTTTACCTCTACCGTTCATAGTCTGTATTCCCATCTAGTTTTAGTGCCAGTTGCAGCCTGTTTGTCTGCTCGTTCTCTGGTTGCTGTAGTCCAATCTATATTTTCTACCCTGCTTGCGGCCGTCCATCCAGAAGCTTTGTAAATAGTCCCATTATGCTTAGACTCATCCTGATAGCTGATGAATCCAATGATGTCTGGATACTTCAATTGAATTAAGTTACGCATTACCTTCAGCATCCGACTGGCAGTGTTAGCTGGCGCATCAGAAGCAATTGCAAAACGTCTTAACTCAATCAAACGATCACCGTCCTTCAGCCTGTTACCTGCCACAGGACTAGTCCAGATAGCAGTCGCATAAAACACACCATCAAACTCAGCGCCAAAGAACATTGCATACTTGTTGCGTAGCAAGTTACCTTTCTGAGTACGAGGTAGCATTGAATGCCACAGAGCATTTAATTCCATTGCCTTGTCTACCGATATCTCAGCAATGTGCAGCTGCAATGGTGAGCTGGGAGCAATGATTTCATCCTGAGACTGAAACAGTGGATGAACTATGCGTATACCCATGCTCACACAGCACCCAACATCTTGTTTAGCCTGTCATGAGTGCTGTTATAACGCTGCTTGAGACTGTCTAGCAGCAGCTCGTCAATGATTGACGCTCTGGATCTGCGCTGCTCACCAGCTGCACGATCCAACAATGCTCTGGTCTCAGGACGTAGCCTAATTAGCAACGTGTTGTACTTATTTTCCATCTATACCTCCTTTTGTATTGCGCCACGATATCATAAATGACCTGCGGAACCATAAATTTATTTAAATTATTTTGATTTAGGGTATTGCATATCGCTGCGATATCAAATACATTAACGGAACTGGCACTACAAACCAGTCAATCTACCGAGAAACAGGAGATCTAAAATGACCAAATATGTAGCTTACTTTCGTGTATCAACCACCAAGCAAGGTCAATCAGGCTTGGGTCTAGAGGCTCAACAAGACGCTGTAAAGCAATACGCTGACAGCATCATCCATTCATTCACCGAGATCGAATCAGGCAAGAACGATAGCCGCATCCAGTTGGCAGCAGCTATTGAGTTATGCCGTACCTCTGGCGCATCTTTACTGATCGCCAAGCTTGATCGTCTCAGTCGTGATGCAGCATTCTTAATGACCATCCGCAAATCTGGTGTAGATATCGTGGCAGCTGATATGCCTAACTGCTCTACCTTGGAGTTTGGTATCAAGGCAGTGTTTGCACAGTATGAGCGTGAAGAGATCAGCAAGCGCACCAAGGTAGCTCTGGCAGCCGCCAAGGCTCGTGGTGTAAAGCTTGGCACTAAATCACCAGCAATCAGCTCTGCGGCTGGTGTAGCAGCTCTGCAAGCTAATGCAGACCAGTTCGCACAGAAAGTATTGCCAATCATTCGTGACCTTAAAGCAGCTGGTTACACAAGCTTGCGTCAGATTGCAGCAGCATTAACCGAGCGCAAAGTAGCTACCGTTCGTGGCAGCACTAACTGGTCAGCATCACAAGTATCTAACATCATTGCAAGGGAGATTGCATAATGGACAAGACAAAAGCAGTATTGTTCTTAATAAATGAGGCAAAGCGCAATGCTTTGGGTAAAGATTTTGGTTTAGGTAATGGCAGCCAATATTTCTGGATACTTAAAGCTATATATTCTTTGGGTATTCATGGGATCAGCGTTGATCATTTTAATGACAATGGTTTTTCTATTGAGGCTGGCACTGAGGCAGAGCAAGCTATTAATAGCTGTGGATACTCACTTGATTTCCGTAAAAAACTTGAAGTTGTGCAAAATCCAAATGATTTTATATAAGGGAGAATAAACATGGATCACAAAGACATAATGGATAACGTAATTATTGCAATTGGCATTGCAGTATTAGTCGCAGCTGTAGTGGGGTGGCTATGAGATCGGCATGGGAGATACCTACAGGCAAGCAGTTAAAGCTAGACATCATGCGCCACCATGAGGAAACCAAGGCTGAGTATCTAGCAGCTGCAAGATCCTTTGCCATCGACTACAGCAAATTGCATGGCAGTGTCAGCATTAATGAAGTAAGGGAGGCTGTGCCTGTGCCTGATGACGTACACCCATCAGTCCTTGGCGCTGTCTTTCGTGGTCATCAGTGGCAGCCTGATGGTTACACAGTAGCAAAGCATTCGAGCGCTCATGCTCGGACAATCCGCACTTATAAATATAGAGGAGATATATCTTGGTAGGAAAAGTCACCCCCGATACAATCCTGTCAGCCAGCAGACTACCTGCTGTGATGGGCATGAGTAAATACCGCAGCCCTAATGATGAGTTGCAGGTATCCATTGGAGCCATAGCAGGTAAGGCTCCACCCAATATCAGCAATGAAGCAATGGACTGGGGCAATCAGCTGGAGCCTATGATCTTGGCTGAGACTGCAAAGCGCCTAGAGTTATCCGATCTACAGCTAATTCATGAGAAGCCATACTTTCATGAGTCAATACCTTTGTGCTGTTCGCTTGATGGTCTAGCCGATGGACGTAGCCAGCTTATCAAGCATGATCCTGATGCAGGTATCTATGTGATGGGCGCGCCAAGCATTGTGCTGGACGGACTCGGAGTGCTGGAGGCAAAGCTTACAGGTAATGCACCAGAGACTGAGCCACCACTGTGGAGAGGAGCAATCCAGTTACAGGCACAGATGGATATTATGCAAGCTAAGTGGGGCGCTGTATGCACGTTATATCAAGGTACTAAGCTACACATATTCTTATTCACTCCGCACCAAGGCACACTGGATCGCATTAAGGAAGTAGCACTAGACTTCCAGAATCGGCTGGAGATCTACAAGAATGAGCATAGGATAGAAGCTTTCCCTGCACAGAATAGCAAGGATGCTGATCGTATGTATTCGGTAGCAAGCGCAGATTCTGAGCCAGTAGAATTGGATGATGCAGCAGCTGAGTACGCAAAGCTTATTCTTGAATGCAAGGCTGAAATCGAGGCACGATCTGAATTAATAAATCAGTGCGAGACACAGTTAAAAGAATTGCTACAGGATAAACCTTTAGGTATTGCTGGCAAGTACAAGGTGAGCTGGCCTATGCGTAGTTACAAGGCACAGCCTGAGAAAATTACACCAGCCAAAGAGGCATACTCGGTGCGCCAATCCACATTAACTATAAAGGAATTGTCGTGAATATAAACGATGGCACGTTAATCAAAGCTAGACTTGAGGCAGCCAAGGCAGTACAGGCAGCAATAGACTATCCGCTGGAAGACAGATCTCTGTTAGCTGTGGACGCTATTGTGGCGGCAACTCTTGCAACCATTCAAGCATACATGGGAGGTCATGATGTCAGAGATCAGTAAGTTTTCAGAGCTACGCAAAATAGATGTGTCTGGAATTGTAGAAAAAAAAATGGGGCTGTCGTATCTGTCATGGGCATGGGCAGTAGATACATTGTTACTTAATGATCCAGCTGCTACGTGGGAATACAGAGAGCCAGTACGGTGGAATGATACTGTGATGGTTTTCTGTACAGTCAAAGCTTTTGGTGTGGAGCGTACAGCCCAGCTGCCAGTGATGGATCACAGGAATAAGGCAGTGCCTAATCCTGATGCGTTTCAGGTCAACACAGCAATGCAGCGCTGCCTAGCCAAGGCTATTGCTTTGCATGGTATAGGGTTATATATATACGCTGGTGAAGACGTACCAAAGGATCAAGAGTCAGCCAATCCATTGGATGCTATTAAGCCTGTGCAGGTAGCGCCAGAGCCTGTGGTTACTGGTGGAGAATGGCATCTCATGTATCCGAACAAACCTGATCCGGCAAAAAGCTTTGAGACTTCAGATCAGTGGGAGGACGAGTACAATTCCACAGCCATGAAGACAGCTAAGTCTGGTAGCTATACGCACCGAGAGCGCATGACTAAGTTGCGTGAACTCAAAGAGGCTAACCAAGCTACGCTAGACAAGCTTGATCCTGTGCGTAAGCTTTGGCATGGTAAGCAGTACGCTGATAGACTGAAAAGTCTTGGCGCTGCTATGCCACCAGCCCAACCAGAAGTCGAGCCAGTAGCAGAGTAAACCAAAGGCACAGGATTATGCGTATGGTCTTGTGCCTGTTTTATCTATGATCAATTTTTGACCACGAGGTTTAGCATCAGCCGTATTAGGAATAGACACATGAGTCCACCTGTCAAACTCTCGTATGACCTGATCAAATGGAAGACCAGCTGCGATGATCGCTTTCACAACTTCATCAGGAGACATTTGCGGGACTCGAATATCAGCAGCACATCCAAGCCTATGCTGACTCTTATCCGAACTCCCTACGGCATCATTTACTTCCTTACACCTGAAGGCACTGTTTACGATAATAGGTTTGCCGCCTACCGCAGACTTCACCGTCTCCAAAAATGCAGCCAGTCGTTTCAAGTTCGCCAGCTCAGATTCATTCGGCACATTATCAAACTCTCTGTGATCCGTATGCGTAAGTTCATCAAGAGTAAAGTGTTCACTTAGTTTCATTTACGTTCTTCCTCCAATATCATTTGACAGGCAGTTAGTTGGTAGACAATTTGGTCTGCTCGCTCGGCTTCAGCTGCAAGATCTCTGACAAATTCTTCAGGAAGGTAGCAGATTGTTTCTGGCTGATTGCCGCTGGCACTGGCGGTAGCTTCGGGCAGTCCGTTACTATTGTTTGTACCCTTGGCGCTTGGGAGGCGCAGCCCACCAGACTTATTAAACCCATCAAGCAAAGCATTCTTTTCATCCTGTACCTTTCTATTATCAGCAATTAACTTAGCCTCCACAGCTCTAAATTGTGCAGCCTGTCTTCGCTCGGTAGCTATGGCTGCGTCCTGCGCTTTCTTAATAGCCAGTGCAGCTTGTGCATTAGCTTCTGCTTTCTCTGCTTGCCACTCAGCCTGTATGACAGCCTGTCCTTGCCTGTGACCATAGAAGTAAGCAGAGATAGCTACCACCAGCATTCCTAATATAATCCATGATCTAGGCATTCTCTTCTTTCCCTGCCTTAATTGATTCAATCTTTTCCTGACCACGAGTCCAAGCAGAGATGCCAAGGATAGCCATGAAAGTAATATGTATGAATCCACCTGATTGCAAAGTCAGTGAAGTCCATTCTCTGAATGCATCATTGGCTGCTTGCGTTTCCCAAAACTGTACGATAGTCCAGAAGACAGGAAAGATTACAAAGTCGCACAAGCAAATAGCCATGTAAGTGATAGCCATCATTGGTCTCCACTTCTTGGTCATCCAATCATCATTGTTCATTGACTACCTCCCTGATTAAACATCCACCGAATAAACCACGCAAACCCTGCAATGATCAGCGTAATTACAAACCCACCGATACAGTTGTAAAAAATTTCCCACCTACGTTGACTGATCCTACGCAGTCTCATTTTCTCAGCAGCAAGAGCTAATCTTTTCTCAGTCTCTTCCCTGCGCTTTGCCTCTGCCTTTGCTTCACGCTCCTGCCTTAAACTATTTAACCTACTAGAGAAGTCATCCCACATACCAGCTTCATCAAAGTGATAGATGAAGTAATGCTTGATGTCATCATAGTGCTGCTTGATCTGTCGATCAATAGACATCATCTCCATTACATACTCAGCGTCAGACATTGCATCAGTAACAGGATTGCCAGCGGCTATTGCCTTGTCTTGTATTTCTTTTGCTTGCTCTAGTTGGGTACGAGCAGACTCATACTTACTGGCAGCAGAGAAGAACTTTGTAATAGGAGCCATTGAGTCTTTGAGTTGCTTGCCAGCCTCAACGCACTTATTGATCTCATTGACTGCTTTGTTAGCCTCGTCAGCAAAGCCTCTGATACCTTTAACAATGGCGCTAACACCTTGCACCACCATGATCGCAGTCGAGATAGGTTCCATTTTATTTGTCCTGCTTGCTATCTAACTTGTCAAAGATCTGTTTCAAGATTGCTTTAATCTCACTAATGTCAGCACGATAGTCATCCTTCTGGACGTACTCACGAGGCATCTCTGCTAGTTTATCCTCAAGCTTTTGAAGCTTTCTAGTAACAGTGTTAAATACAAAGACACCAAGAAAGCCAGCAATAGCAATGACAAAATTAAATACAACTTGATTCTCCATGATCATCACTCATTCTCAGGCCAAGTTAATTGAAGTGCAGCCAACTCATCTACGGTAGTGCAAGCATTGATAGCAGTCTCGTTAGCATTGGATGCAGTACGAACTGCTGTACGGTATTCGCTAGTAGCAGTATCTACAGCTGTACCTGTCTCTGTAAAGCGCACTACCTTCCAGTCTGTAGGCGCAAGCAATGACGCAGCAGTCTGCTTTACTTGCGCTATCAGCGTAGCTTTGCACTGGTCTAGATCCTTTGGATTGCCAGCTGACCAGTAATAGCGATCATCATATGGTTCTGGATCTGCTATCCACTCTATGCCTATTGCTGCTTTCTCAGCATCACTAGCAAGTCGTATCCAGTTGGCTGGGTACTGTGTGCCATTGGCATCAGTGAATGGTGAGTCTTGCGGTATTGGTCTTCCGTTTATTAGATACATGATTACCTCGCTAATGAATACTTGAATGGGTTCTCAGCAAATGCTGCATAAATAAGTGTATTCCCACTATTATTTGATGATGAGTTTGTAGTTCTAATTTTGAATCCATTAGAAATTATGTCAATATAAAAACCTGTGCCAGATGTTTCTGCATTTGAAAGATTTGGATACACATGGTTTTGTGAAACATTAAATGTATTTCTAGCTGTATCCCATATCTGCCATGAGTCAGTCCCAACTACGGTATTCTTGATCATAATCCATCTTGGTCTAAATCCTAAATACACAAATGGGCCATCAGCCGAACCATTACCTGTGTACGAACCAAACTTAGAGAACCCCGCTATTTCTGCAAACACATACATTAAATAGTTATAGCCACTTGTATTTGAATCAGTATTTCCAACTGAAATTACTGATGATGTTGGCAGCGTACTATTAAAAGTTGTTTGCGAGCTTGCAGCAGAAGTTGTGTTTAATCCTTCTATAATTTGAGAAGCGCCTAAAGATGTATGCCAAACTCTCCAGTTAAAAGCATTGCCTCTGTCTTTATGAAGTATCATTTTAGGAGCAACACCTAAACCATGACCTACTGTTTTAGGACTTGATCCAATGCCTGTATAAGTAACAATACTAAACCCTGCAGTTTGATTAGCTCTAACCTGCGCTGATATAGAACCATCAGTATTAGTTACTGTAGTAGCTCCAGACTTCCATGCACTAGCAACATAGGTAGCAGCAGAAGTATTAACGATAGCTGCATTTCCTAGCAGGAATCCATTCTTGTTGAACTGGATAAGCGAGTTGACATCAGTCGTCTCAGCAGTAGTAGCGTTAGAACTTAGGTACTTACCTACACCAGTGACACTATTAAATAATGCGTGTGATGTAGTAGCACTACGAGACTTGATCCATACAAAGTCAGGAGTCTCTAGATCACCAGTGACTTCAGCTACATTGAAAGCATTGATCTTTTTGTAGCCTGTACTTGGTGTGTACTTAAATGCTCTCTGTCCAAAGTTTACGTGCATTGTGGCAGAGTTGGATGTGCCTGTGCGCCAGATCTGTGGGTTGACAGTGCCAAGAGCAAGACCACTGGCAGATCCCATTAGTGTACCGTTCTTGTAGAAGTTGGCAGTGCCATTATCTACGTCATACTCAATTCCGAATATGTCAGTAGCTACTGGTGTTGTCGTGTTGTATGTGACGTTTTGAACAACAGATCCAGCCACATCATATCTATACCCCAACTTCATAGAAGTACCATTGGTTGTCCAACCAAATGACACATGAGTATCAACACCAGCGGCAGTCGTTATGAATCCGATTGCGTAGTTTGTGTTACCAGCATTACCAATAGTGAATGTTTCAATGTTACCTTCAAAGTACCACTTGCCTGTGTTGAGTGTGTAGGTAGCTCTCTGCTTAAATGCAGTGTTTGCTGCTGTCCATACCGCTGTTAGATTGCCATTGCGTAGACCAGTGCTGCTTACCTGCAAAGGATCGAGTGTGCAATAGCTACAAGTATCTGCACTAGTTAATGTTGGTACATCAGTATACGAATCCCAATACTCGTTATCTACTTCAGGAGTAGTCAGGTTGATGTTAGTTGGAGTCCAGTTGTTTACATTACCTGACGTATCCTTACCAATAGCAGCAGCAGTAGCAGCACTGAAGTCTTCAAACTCTAGGTGGAAACCATTGGTTCCGTATGTGCCTGTGTATGCTTTAGGAGTCCAGTAATAGTTACCATCGTATGCGCCAAAGTTTGTTGGATCTAAAGCTTGACCATCGATAAAGTAGACATCAGCTAGGTATCCATCATTGTAAAAAATAGTTGTGCCTAAGTTATTGTAATAACCATGGTAATGGGCAACAGTATTATTCATTGCTGAGTCAAAGTTTAATGATGGATAAACAGCAGTTGAGAATGCTGTCTCTTGAACTCCATCAATATATAACTTTAATCGATTGCTTGATGTTGCTTGTGTTGTATCTACTAAAACTAATATGTGATACCACTTAGATGGATCCTTAAATGTTCTAGTTGTAACTAAAGCAAAGTTAGTGCTTATATTAATTTGCTCATCATTGATACATAAAGTATCTGTTGTTGCTTGCCAAAATAAATTTAATCTTTGTGTATTAGAATTGCCATTTGCTTGAGCGCCCATGATGCTTAAATTAACACCTAAAGCACCACGCTTAACCCATCCACTCCATGTCCATGTTTTACGATTAGTAGCACTAGCAGGAGTTCTGCTCAGATACGCACTGGCATTAGACCTTAACCGCAAGCTGCGATCAAGATTAAACAGAGACGCTGGCTTCTGTATCTCACCTACCTGCAAGCCACCACCGTTACCAGTGTATGTGTATACCCTGTGAAAATCATCGCCACTAGGTATTGTTGGATCAGGTAAGTTAAATGTATTTAGTGCTAAAAATCCTGTTGGTGGTGTATAGGTAAATGGACGTTGACCAAAGTTAGCTGCAATCTTATCTCCACCATTTGAGTAAACAGCAAAGGCAGGAAGGATAGTTCCTGTAAGGTTTGTATATGAAGCACCTGTTCCAGCAGACGGATCACCTTGAACCCATGTGTTATTTCTACCCCACCAAATACTACCAGTGTTTAAATCAATAGCAACTTGAATAACATTGTTTACAGAGATAGATCCTGCTGTATTTACTGTTGTGCTTATATCGTTGTTCGTCTTAACAGAGGACGCTCCATTCCATTGGAAAGCCCAGCTATCTGATGTTCTTCCTAAATATGAAGCAAATCCAGTATATGTACTTCCTGCAACTCCTAAATAAAAATTGGAAGAATTTGAAACAGCAGTAATAGTATATTCAAAATAATACTTTCCAGATGTAACTCCCATTGAAGCAACACCAGATTTCCATGTTGCTCCAACACCATTTAAATATCCTAAGTTGCCATCAGAATAAGTTCCATTACCTAGCCCAGCAATAACATTCAACGTAGGGAAGTTAGCATTAGTAGGACTAGTATTTGTTGGAACATCTAACATCGAGTCATACGTTGCACCAGCAGTTACAGAGATATTATTAGGTGTCCAGTTGTTACCGTTACCGCTAGAGTCTTTTCCTATAGCCGCTGCCGTAGCTGCGCTGTTATCTGCAAACTTTAAATAAAATCCATTAGTGCCATACGTACCTGTATATTGACGAGGTTCCCAAACATTAGTTCCGGGATTGTATCCACCAAATGATAATGGTGTTAGTGCTTGACCGTCAACAAAATTAACTTCTGTTAGGTAGCCGTCAAATGAATACGCTGTTCCAGAAGATGCTTGACCAATAGTAGTTAATGCGTTTAGATTTATGCGACTATTAAGATTTTGAGTTGGAACAGTTGTAGAAGAAAAAGAATTTACTTGAACACCATTTATCCATAACTGCATCCTATCAGATGAAGTTCCTGATAATGTAGTTGTTGCGCTTGATGTATTCCATACTGCAACAATATGATACCAAGATGATGGATCACGACATACTGCATTTGTTACAATGCGAGCTGTATAACCTGTTGTTGTTTGTTGGTGAAAATCAATAGCATCACTTGAAAACCAAAGCATTTGATAATCAGAAAGATTTGCTGTTCCTCCAACGTCTATTAAAATTCCAGTGCCGCCTAAAGAACCTCTTTTAACCCAAGCACTAAAAGTCCAAGTTGTGCGATTTCCAGCACTAGCAGGAGTACGATTAAAATAAGCAGACGCACTCGACCGCAGACGCACACTACGCTGTACTGGGAATGTTGGATCAGTAGGGCTACCTGCTGCTGATCCAAGCAGTAACGGATTACCTCCGAGTACACTCACTTTACGTCTCCTATTAGACGAGCAGTTATTCTAGTAGAACTCTCCACATAGTAAGCTAGTACATCCACAGCAGCAGCAGTAGTTGTCAATGTCGGAGCAGTACCTGCTGGGAACTTCCAGTAGCTACCGTATGCCAATGTGCGTGAACCAGTACCGTCCTGAGTAATTGTAATCACACCACCTTGACCAGCTGTTATATTACTTGGATTGTCTAGTGTACGGTTGCCGCCAAGAGTTACGCTAAAGTTATTACCAAGAGATAGATCAGTGGATATATTTGTACCATCAGTTAGCGCAACCACCGCACCACGCTGTGCTGCTGTAAACGATTGAGCCACACCTAATGCAGCTGCACCAAGATTAGATCTAGCTGTAGCTACGTTAGCCACATCAGATAAGTTACTAGCCTTTGCAAGTTTTTCGCTGTCTACTTCCTCGATGGCAGCCTGTACCGTAGCAGCTGCAACTCCACCAGCTGGAGTAAACGCAATACTTGCAGCTGATCCAGATACATAAGCAGCAACCCATGCGCTACCTGTGTACAGCTTCATGATTCCAGATACGCTATTAAAGTACAGCGCACCAGCAACCAAAGCATTGCCGTCATTGTCTACACTTGGATCACTAGTTTTTGCACCTAGATAACGATCATCAAAGGAATCGTATGCAGCCAAAGTAGCATCTCTTGCAGACTCAGCCGCAGTCTGCGCTGATTGTGCTGATGTTGCTGAGTTACTTGCATTTGTTGCGCTTGTACTTGCATTGCTTGCACTGGTAGCAGCAGCTTGTGCGTGATACTTTGCAGAGTATTCACCACCAGCTACAGCGCCAGAAGTTTTAGTTGCCCAATCTTGAGCCAATGCAGCAGAAGCAGCAGCATCACTAGCAGAGGAGGCAGCAGCATCAGCGCTAGTATCAGCAGCTTCAGCATCAACCACTAAAGCCCACTTAGCAGAGTCAGCATTAGATGTTATTGGTAGGGATCCTGATGACGTATGCGCTGTGATACAAATATAGACATTACTGTTTGTCGTATCTTTAACCTGATCTCGGTTTTGATATGATGTACCAGCAGCCCAGTTACCTCGCCACACACCAATAGGATCACCAGCTACTGGATTACCTGATGCATCGAATGCTAATGTCTTACCAGCTCTAACAGTATTAACTGGCAACGTCATGTTGATGTTGGTAGGATCGGTTACTGGAGCCTTGATCGAGCGCTCTGCTGTCTCTGCTACCTGTTGCACAAAGATAGTCTGTGAGTCGATCTCTTCATTCAGCGTATTAGCAAACAAGTCACCACCAGTAACAAAGTCTGTAGTACGCTCAATTGCTCTTGCTCCAACAATGGTAATGCGATCACTGCCAGTAGCGGCTGACACAAGAGTTATAGATCCTGTGCCATTGCTGTTAATCGTGACAGAGTAGTTTGTAGTCAGGCTAAGTAGCGTGTCATTCTTATAGACATCTACGTCACTAGCCGCAATAATTTCAAATGAGAATGAGTATGGACCCACACCAGCACTACCTGTGTAGACCACTCTTCGTGATACGTTTGATATTGGATAGTTTGCCATGTTAGTCCTTACTGTTTATATTTTCCGAATTCACGCTGCTTTTCTTTTACACCTTCAATTGCATCAGCTAGATCCATATTTTCTGGATCAGCAAGCAATATATATTTAGCGCCCTGATTAGTTGGTGTGCCGTTGTACGCATCAGATATAAGCTTGGTTATCAATGATTGTGCGCCAGCAAGATCTTGTGATGCATATGCTTTAAACTCTTTACTAGATCCAAGCTTAACAATATTGTCCTCAAGATTAAATGTTTCAGTAGCTATTTCAATCCATTGATTGTATTGCTTATCCGTTAATTCAACACCGTCAATTTTCTTTGGTATCTTAGGCATTGGCACTTTGTATTCAACTAGTACTGCATGAGCTGG